CGAGAGCGTCTCTATCTGTTGGACGGCACAAGCGTGCAGGTTTACGATCCCGAATCCGATTCGCTGGAAGGTGCGCAGGGCTACGTCCCCCTGTACGGACAAAACTGGCATCCAAGCGCCATGGGACCTGTCCATGAGGATCTCAACCTCCTCTCCGACCGACTTCGCATCCATTACTTCAACGCAACAGCCTCCACAACCTTTCAACTGCCCTTTTACGTATCCACAACGGATAGCGTACGGGTGGACGGAATGAGGACCACCGATTACACGGTGTCCGGGAAGCTCCTGCAGATTCCCTCGGCAAGCGGGGCAAGCTCGATTGAGGTAGCCCTCACCGTATCGATTCCCGATACGCTGCGCACCCAGCTTGCGCAGACCACACTTTCCTATCATGCCTTTTGCAAGTCCCGTGAGCAGCTCCTGCTCTATGGCGCGCCCAAAGGAAATCTTCTGTTTTGCGCAACGCAGGTAAGTGAGGATATGCTTTTCGCGTCGAGAGCGGAATACAGCGACAGCGACGCGCTTTATTTCACGCGGAATGCGGTACAGACGCTCGGAGACGAAGATCATCCCCTTACAACGCTTTTTTCCAATCATGACCGTATTCTGGTCTTTCACAGGGAAGGAGCCTATTCCCTGGCGTTGGCGGAGAACGGCAATCCGATTGGCTTCTATCCCCTTTTGCACGGCGTGGGATGCACTGCGCCGAATACTGCGCTCTACCAAAACGGGGATCCGCTCGTGATCAATGCCGGTGGCATCTTTCACCTGCATTCCGCAGCGGCAGCCCGTGATGAGTTTCAGATCACCGCGATCTCACCGTCAATTCCCGCTCTGCAAACGCCAAGCTTTCTTCAAGGAGCGCTTGTATGCGACGATCCGACACATGGAGAGCTTTGGTTCTGTGACCCCGAGGATGAAGATGGAGCCGTATGGATCTATCAGGTTGCGCAGGGATATTGGACCGTGTTTGACAATATCAATCCCTCCCTGTTTTTTCATTCCTCCGCAGAGGTGGGATTTGCCTCACAAGGCCGTATTTGCCTGTTTGACGAATCGCTCAGCACCGACAACGGGACCCCGTTCTTGGCCAGCTACCGAAGCGCGTATCTGGATCTTGAGACACCGGAAGCCCGCAAGCGTGCTTTGCGGATCACGCTATGCGCCGCTACCGACGGGAGTGACGTGGCGTTGACGGTGAGCAGTGAGGTGCGCAGCAAAAGCTTCTCCCTGCGTGGACGCATTCAAAACGCCCCCGTGTTTTACGATCTTCGCGCCGCCCTTGGAAGATTCCGCTTTCTGCAGGTGCAGCTGCATGACTCCGGGCAAACGCGCTCACGGTTTTATCGCCTTGCTCTCTTTGCAAACTTATAAAAGAAAGGAGACTTATGAAACACTACAACACACCTGCTTGGCAGTTATACGAAGCCGGACAGGAATATAAGCGACGAATCGGTCTGTATGAAAGAGTTCGGGAAAACGAACGCTTCTACCGCGGCGAACAATGGACACGCCTTGAAAATGATCTGCCACATCCGGTATTTAATCTGGTTCGCCGCATTACCGATTATCTGGTTTGCGCGGTGCTGCCGGGAGATCTTTCGGTGCAATACACCGATGACAAATTCCCCTTTTTGGAAAGCGAAGCATTGCGAAAAAATGTGAGTGAGGGTTTGCGGATCCTCAACAGCAACGCCTCCTACCGCTGGAAGCGGAACGGGATGCGCGCGCTGGCTCACAAAGCGCTTCACAACGCGGCGCTGACGGGCGACGGAATCTTTTATTGTTGGTGGGACGGATCCTATCGGGACGGTCAACCCTTCGTTGGCGATATCCGTACCGATCTGATCAACAATACGGATCTTTTCGTAGCTGACGTAAACAGTACCGATCTTCAGTCCCAGGAATATCTGATTCTCTCGGGACGCGCGACCCTTTCCTCGCTCCGTCGCGAGGCAATGGCCAACGGTGCATCCGAGCGGGACGCAATGTCAATCGTTGGAGACGGCGAGCCGTCCGAAACCGATCCCACCTCGTTTGAGTTGAGCTGCTCGCCAAAGGCCACTTTCCTCATCCGTTTCTTCCGTGAAAACGGCGAGGTGATTTTTGAAAAATCGACCCGTGAACGGGTGATCTGCCGCGTCAACACCGGACTCAAATATTACCCCGTAGCCTATTTCAACTGGCATCCCACCAAGGGAAGCTTTCACGGAACCCCTGTGGTGAGTGACATGATCGCAAACCAGAAGTACATCAACACCGCTTACGCGATGGTGATGAAGCATATGTATGACACCGCGTTTTCCAAGATCATTTACGATAAGTCGCGCATTCCCGAGTGGTCCAACGAGGTGGGGCAGGCAATTGCCGCAATGGGAGGCGGCAACGTATCCGATGCGGTATCGGTGGTTGGCGTTGGGAAAATGCAGGAGGGATACCTGGAGCTGATCGCCAACGTGATCGAAACCACCAAAGACATTATGGGCGCCACGGAAGCGGCTCTCGGGGATGCTCCCGCCAACAACACCAGCGCGATCCTGACGCTGCAAGAGGCCTCTAAACTCTCTCTGCAGCAGGTTGCCTCCGATTTCTGCCGTTGCATTGGAGAATTAGCAACGATATGGGCCGATATGCTTTGTACCTATTGCCCGCCCGAGCGATTGCTGGTAACCGAGGCAGACGGTGTGAAAACGGCGGAGCGCATCAATTACGGCCTTTTGAAGGACGAGCTTTTGCGCGCCAACGTAGAGGTGGCAAACGTGAGCACCTACACCCCCGCCGCAACGGTAAGTGTACTGGACAAGTTTTTGGAGCGTGGAGACCTGGACGTGACACAGTATCTGGAGCTGCTCCCGCCAGGAACGGTGGAAAACCGTGAAAGCATGCTTCGGAGCATTCTATCGAAAGGAGTAAACACGAATGAATGATGAAGAATTGGTTTCAAAATCAGATGCGGATAAGGATGTACCAACGGGCGATCCGTTACCGCCGGAGAATGCGCCAAGCGGAGACTTTCATATCCAAGCCCCCGTATGCGATGACACCGACGGATCGGAGGAAGCGATGGGAGAGATGGAATCGGATCCTGCCGTTTCTGATGATCCCGTGCAGGATCCTGATCCTGCTGCTTCCACGCCTGCTGCAGAAGCTCCGGAGGATCAATTGGAGCAGCTGCGAGGTGAACTGAACCTCTTGCGTGCACAAATCGCCGCGCGTGACGCAGCATGGGAGCGCATGGGAAAGGAATGTGAGGAATTTCAGGAGCTTTATCCCGAGACCTCGCTATCATCCCTTCCCGATGCCGTGTGGGAGGACGTACGGCGCGGGATCCCCATCGCCGCGGCGTACGCGTTGATGGAACGGAAGAAGGGCTTGACCGCGCAAAAGGCGGCCGCCTGCAATCAAAGCAACACCTTGCGCTCTGCCGGAGCGATCTCCCCTACCGAATCCGAGTATTTCTCACCCTCGGAGGTGCGCGCCATGACCCAAACGGAAGTGCGCGCCAACTATCAAAAAATCAAGCGATCGATGCAAAAATGGCATTAAGATCCCATAAAAAATTGAAACAAGAAAGGAATTTATGATTATGGCTATTCAAAACTTTATTCCCACTGTATGGAGCGAAAACCTTTACGAGGAGCTCGACAAGCAGTACGTTGCCGTTGCCAACTGCAACCGTGAATTTGAAGGTGATATCCGCGAAAAGGGAGACACCGTGCAGATCTGCGGCGTTGGCAACGTGAGAGTCAGAGATTACGTGAAGAACGCAAACATGGAAGACCCTGAAACACTCAGCGAGAACTGCAAGATCTTGGAGATCGATCAGGCAAAATATTTCAACTTCCAGATCGATGATATCGACCGCGCTCAGGCTTCTCCCCGCTTGATGGAGGCCGCTATGAAAAAAGCAGCAAGCGCGCTGGCAAATTCGGCAGATGCCTATGTGTTTAGCCTCTATTCGCAGGCTCAAAACATCTACGTTTCAAACAACCCTACCGTGGATACGATCATCAGCGAGCTCATCAATGCCCGT